CAAGTGAAGCAAGTCTTGCAACTTCAGCACAGGGTGCATTAGCAGATACTGCAGTACAACCTGCATCTTCTGATACCTTGACTAATAAATCTATAGATGTAGATAACAACACAGTAACAAACATAGAAGTAGATAACTTAAAGTCAGGTGTACTAGATACAGATATAAGTTCTGTTGCAGGTACAGATACTACAATACCATCAGCTAAAGCAGTAAAAACTTATGTTGATGCACAAGTAGATACTAAAGACACTCTTGCAGAACTAGATGATGTAACTATTACTTCTGTAGGCGATAACGATATTATTGCTTATGATAACTCTTCAAGTAAATATATAAATCAAACAGCATCAGAAGCAGGTTTAGCTACATCAGCACAAGGTGCTTTGGCAGATAGTGCCACACAACCTAGTGATAATATTTCTACACTTACAAACGATAGTGGCTTTATAACAGCATCTACTACAAACACTTTAACAAATAAAACAATAGATGCTGATGGCACAGGAAACAGTATTACAAACATAGAAGATGCTAATATCAAATCTGCTGCAGCAATAGATGCAAGTAAGATTGCAGATGGAAGTGTTAGCAACGCAGAGTTTCAAAGACTTGATGGCGTAACTTCAGATATACAGACACAGCTTGATGCTAAGGGTGATGTAACAGCTTCATCTACAACTACATTTACAAATAAAACTATTGATGCAGATGGTACTGGTAACTCAATAACGAATATTGAAGATGCCAATATTAAATCTGCTGCTGCTATTGATGCTGCAAAAATTGCAGATGGTTCAGTAAGTAATGCAGAATTTCAAAGATTAGATGGTGTTACATCAGACATACAAACACAGTTAGATGCTAAAGGTGTAGGAGATATTACAGCAGTAAACACTGCAGCTGATTCAGGTTTAGCAGGTGGTGCTGCAAGTGGAGATGCAAGTCTTACAGTTGACCCATCTAATTTAACAGATGGTTCAGGAATAACTGTAGATACATCTAATGACTTAATGATTTTAGAAGATGTTACTGATGGAACAGTTTATAAAGTAAACCCTAGTCAGTTCTCATCAGGTTCTGCAGGTGCATTGACAGATGGCGATAGCGACTTTACTTTATCAGATGGTGTTGCTAATGGAATACACTACGAGTTAGACAATACAGATATGGCTGACTGGAATCAAGGTGGTGTTGCATTAACAGCAGCAGGTGGAATGTTTAGACATAATCAAACGCAATCTGCTACATTTACAGTAGCTGCAACAGAAGGCACAGTTCTCGCAGGACCTATTACAATAACAGGTACAGTAACAAATGCAGGTACAATGGTAATACTATGAGTTCGTTAAATGTAAATACAATAGGAGAGTACACATCAGGTAATGGTGTAACCATTGATGGTGCTTTAATTAAAGATGGTAAAGTAACAGGTGGTGCAGCAGGATTAACTCTTGTTACAAGTGGTTCTGTTAGTGCTGTAACAGGAATAACTTTAGATAATGTTTTTACTTCAACGTTCCCAAATTATTTATTTCAATTTAATGGCGAGGGTACAACAAACAATATTGAGGAGTTAAGATTAAGGTTAAGAGCTAGTAGTTCAACAAATTCTGATAGCGATAGTTCTTTTGTAGCTATGTTAAGTCATAAAGTAACAGGCAGTTCTTCAGGTACAGGTATAGAAAGCGATATTGATGCGTCTTATTTTCAATTAACAGGTGCTTGGATGGATGATGAAAAAATAACTGCACAAGTAACATTTTTAGAACCACAAGTATCTGGTCAATCAACAAGTATTCAGTATCAAATTGGTTCTGAATACAATCAGGGTAACGAGGGTTATGCTACACACACAGGAACAGGTATTAAAGAGGGTACAGGTTCTTTTGATGGATTGTATTTTTATTTTGATGGTTCACAAACAATGACAGGCAATTATAGACTGTATGGATATAATTAAATTATGGCTACTTTAGAAGAACACAAAGCACAAGTAAGAATAGATAAACCTGAGGGTACAGTTAAAGTACACAAAAATGGTGTTGATGTTGTAATTGAAAGTGATGAATACAATGCTTGGGTTGATGATGTTGCAGCTAGTAGATTAGATGACGAACAAAATGGTTGGGAACAAAATAGAATTAGAGAATATCCTACTATTGGAGACCAGCTTGATGACATCTACCATAATGGAATAGATGCTTGGAAAGCTACTATAAAAAAAGTAAAAGATGACAACCCTAAACCAGGAGAATAAATGCCAGGTAGTATAAAAATAGATGATGGAAGTGGTAACTATACCATATTAACTAATGGTGGTTCGTTAGGTTCAGACAAGACAATTACTATTCCTAATCTTACAGGAACTGTAGGTATTCCTGAAACAGGAACTTGGACTGCAACTATTGAATATAGTACAACCCTTACTGAAACATCTAGTTGGAGTACCACAACACTCACAGGTAATTATTTTAAAATTGGTAAATGGTATAGATGTTCTATACCAAGTATAAGTAGGTCAACTATGGGTTTGTCTGCTGATTTTATAGTCAATTCAGTTTCATTACCTGCCACTACAGCTTCTACTAATAGAACTGTTGCAGGTGTAGATGGTTATAGCTTGGGTGCAAGATATAACACCTCTATCTTAGATGACCCACAACTTTTAGTAGCTTGTGGTGGTAGTGCTACAAAAATTTCTACTAAAGGATTAGATATGAGTAATGGTGGCTCTGGATTTTTATATTGCACAAATACAGGTAGTGCAGGTAATTTACATTTGCATTGGGATTTTGTAGGAGCATAATGATTTACGAAATTTTATCAGAATATAAGCATATAAATACAACAGATGAAAGTGGACACAAAGCTGTCTATACACCTGATATGGATGTATCTGAAGAAAGTCAAGAAATACAAGATTTAGCTAGTGAACATTGGACACAAGAAATTAAAGATGCTTGGGCTAATAAATTATCTAGTGAAGAAAATATAGGTATAGGATAGATTATGAGTTCAATTATTAAAGTTAATACAGTAGAAGAAAGAGATGCTGGTAATGGTGTAACTATTGATGGTCTTAAAATAAAAGATGTAACATCAGGTTCTGTTATGAGTAAGCCTGTGCTTCAAGTTGTAACAGGAACTACAAATACTGATACAGGTTCAATAGCTTCAACATCTTTTACAGATACAGGACTTACTGCAAGTATTACACCTAGTTCAACTTCAAGTAAAATATTAGTTGTGGTTCAACAAAATTCAAGTGTGTATAGAGATAGTAGTTTAGAAATATATGGATATATAAATATAATGAGAGATAGCACAGAAATTGGGGAGTGGTTTGCACAAGGTAGACCTGCACCAGTACTCATAGGTCCAGTTAATATAATGTATTTAGATAGTCCAAATTCAACTTCTGCATTAGCTTATAAAACACAGATTAAAGCTAGTACAACTGACAATGGTGGATTAGTAAGAGCCAATCAATTTTCAACTTCTGGAGAAAGCCCATCAAGTATTCATTTAATAGAGATAGCAGGATAAAATGGACGCAGTAAACATAAAAGCATTAGCAATATCACAACTTGGTGGTACACAGTTTCAAGTTAAACCTGATTTGTCTGTAGTTTATTTTGAGGGTAACGAAACAGAGCCAAGCGATAGTGATATTACAAATAAAATTGCAGAGATAGAAGTACAAGAAGCTAGAAAAAATTCTTACCAATCTATAGCAGACCAATTAGATATGCAGTATTGGGATAATGTTAATGGAACTACTACCTGGAAAGACCACATAGCACAGGTTAAAGCTGACAACCCAAAACCTTAATGCTACAATCCAAATATGGATTACATTATTGGGTTTATATTAGGATATTTTATAAAAGAAATAGTTGTAATTCTTAAAAAATTAAGTAATAATAATCATTCAAACACTGAATGGGAATGGGATAAATGAAAACACAAGTTAATCTAAGTCAAGTACTGCAAGGTGGATTAGCTGCATTGGTGGGGTGGTTATTTAAAACAGTAAATGATTTACAACAAGATGTATCTGTACTTAATGTGCAGATAGACACAGTTAAACAAAGTTTACTTGATTTAGCTGTAAGAGAACAAGAACTTAACAACGCTATAACAGAGATACTTATTAAGCTAGGAGGTGTGTAAGTGGACTGTTGTGGTAATGGTTGTTGCGGTGGCAAGTGATAATAATAAAAGATGATGGCAGCTTTATTAAGATATGCAATTGCAAGTATCCTGATATTAGTTGCCATTGTGAATAGTTTTATAAGTCCTATAACTGTATACTTAGTAAGGAAACAAAGTAAGGAATACAATGAAATTACAAGTTATAAGAACACAACTAGGTAGAGATGCCACCAATGGATTGTTGTTTATTGATGGTTTATTTGAGTGTTATACACTAGAGGACCAGTATCAAGCAGTAAAAGTTATGCACGAAACCTGCATACCTGAAGGAACATACGATATAAAGTTTAGAACTGTTGGTGGATTTCATACAAGATACAAGAAAAGATATGGTGCAGAACACTATGGTATGCTGTGGCTACAAGACGTACCAGGCTTTGAGTATATCTTAATTCATACAGGCAACACTGATGAACATACATCAGGTTGTTTAATTGTTGGTGATACTCAACAAGATTTAGATGTAAACTTTAATGGTATGGTAGGTTCAAGTGTTAATGCATACAAAAAGCTATACAGTAAAGTAGCAAAGCAACTGTTGATTGGTAATAAAGTAACTATTGAATACAGCAAAATACAATTAGAAACTCCTGAAGTTACTGATGTTGATGAAAAATTACAAGAAATAAACGGAAATATTATAAAATTACAAGCTATGCTTAAAGGAAGGATTATAAGATAATGTTTGAGAAATCAAAAAGAGCAAGAAACCAAGACGGTACATTCAAGAAGGATGTGAGGTGGACACCTTGGTCCGAATCGTGGGAGTACAAAATGAGTGACGACTTAAAAGATATGTTAGAGCGTACCGCTTGGACATTCGTTGAAGCGTTTATTGGTGCTTTAACAGTTGCTCCATTAGTTGGTGTAGAAGCTGAAACACTTCAGTTAGCTGCATTAGCTGGTGGTGGTGCTGCTTTAGCTGTTATTAAAACATACGCTAAAAAACAAATTACTAAATAATTTATAGCAAAGCCGAGGGTGTTATCCTTTCTACCTCGGCTCTTGCTTACTTTTAATTAGAAGGGTGCATCTCCTGGTTTAATATCATCTAGTGATTTAGGTTCAGGTATTGTCATACCATTTGAAACTGCTGCAAAGTCTTTCCAACTATTTGGTGTGGCTTTGTTGTCCATCCACCAAGACTTAGCAAACACTTTACCATCTACAGTATCTCCAGCAGTACATTTACCCATAGCTGTACACCTAAAGTCTGGACTTGTTGGCTTTGTTTTCTCACTATCTTTATACCATTTAACAAAAGAACCACAAATACACAGCAAACCCTTTTCGTTTATTGCAGGTTCACCGCCTGGGTGCTTGTCAAATTTAACATCACCATATCCTGCTTCAGCTATTTGTTTAATAGGAGAGCCAGTAGAAGAAGCTCCTGACTCTTTAACAACTTCTACTGGTTTACTCTCCTTGGCTGGTACTGATGACGAAGATGAAACCTTACTCATCTCTTCTTTACTTGGTCTTGCTTTATCAGAACCTTGGTACTTCCAGTTAGCCAATCCACGACCTATTGCGGAAGTCTCACAGTTCTCCATCCAAGCATCAGCATTGGCAAAGCCACCTTGCCCTTTTGTTTCCTGTGCTATTCCTGTTGATACAGGTAGAGCCACTTTTGTATCTGTAAATATTTCTGCTTTTATAGTTACACAAGTACCATCATCAGTAATGTGTACTACATTTGTCTCAATCCTTCCATTAGGATTGTCTGCCCAAAACTTTTTGAGCCTATCTTCTACAGTTTCATAACTGTCTAAATTAAACTTCGCCATCATTCTCCTTTATATTTATTACGTTGCTTGTTCTTTTACATATTGTTTTACATTATATAGTCTGCAAGTGACATTAACACACATCAAGTCGCCTAACTTAACGTATAGTTTTTTGCCACAACTATAACATATGTGAGACATATTACTCCTCTAGGTTAACAAGATACTCAGCTGTAACTCCTTTGTTGGGTTTCACAAACAAACAATATTGTGATGGTCTACCCATACTTGCAAGTTGTTCTTGTGCGTAACTGTTATAACTTTCAGTAGAGCCATTAACCCATACACGAACATCATTAATGTATAGTGATGTTGGTGTGTGATAATGACCACATACTGCGTGGGTGAAGTCCTCCATTAGCCCTTGTGAAGCTAATGCTTTCCACCCAAGTATTTTTTTATTGTATCCATAAAATGGTAAGCCCATACTTCCACGAATATTATCTCCGTGAAAACATAGGAACTTTGCTTTTCTACCTAAGTTAGCAACTGCATACCAATGTTTATCGACACCTTCAGGAATAGTAAACTTGATTCGTTTTTCTCCAGCAAACATAGTTTGTAAAATTTTACCAAGCATTCTATCTGCATTTGTTTCAGGGTTATAATCACGCCTAGACCTACCACCTAATGCTCCGTGATTACCAATAACCCACACACATTCTACTTCATCAAATGCTTCTAACAATATACTAAAGAAAGTGTGCATTATTCTTGGTCCATCTACTGTAACTTGTCTATACAAAGAACTATCAATTAAATGTGCCTGCCCTGGAAATATAAGTTCTCCTTCTACAATGTCTCCCAAAGCAAGTACCACACATTTATCTACATTGTGTGATTGTCTTTGTATGTGAGTAAGTTTGACAATACGGTGTGCATATTCAATAACTCTCTTCTCTGCAACTTCAGTGCCATAGTCCGTGGTTCTCTTGGCGAGTTGGATATCAGAGAGCAAAGGTACGCATATCTCTTTGTCTTTATGGGTTTTCTTTAGATTAGGTTTTGTTATCTTAGGAAGTGTTAGAGTAGACATACCATCTCTAGCACCTTGATAAACTGCCTGTATCATATCTGCTTTCTTGTCTTTAAGTTTGTCAATCTGCTTTAATAATCTTTCATTAGTGCGCTTTAACTCTTTTAACTTATCGCTTTCAGCTTCAGCAATTAGCCCTGCTAACTCTTTGTTATGATTTTTTTTCGGCATATTGTTTCTCTAACTTAACTAGCCAATGTCTTACTCTGCTATAAGAAACTTCAAAGTCAAATTCGTTAGAGAGTATTTCGCTTATAACTCTAGCATTTGCCTTAGCGCCTTCATTAGCAACCCTATTGGATAGTTCATCTATAAAAGGTTTTGCATCTTCTGGTAGTCTTAAATACCAGTTGGTTACTCCACCTACTGTATGTGTAGTTGCCTTAGCAAGTAAGTCATCTACATTTTTCTTTGTGTTATCTATCATACGATAATCATACCATAAGCATTTGCATATGCACACATAAAAATAAAAAAATTATCTATGCATATGCATAAGTAAAGATAAAAAAATAAGGCGCAGGTATTATCCTGCGCCTTATTTAAGACATAGCTAAGAGAGAGCAACCTAGCTTGTCTATAGATTAATGTACATTAACCTATAAAGTTAGCGTATTGAGTTGCAAACTCTTTAACATACTCAAACTTTTCAATAGGTATGATATTGTGCTTTTTCATAAAGCGCGATATCTCAGCCCTGCCCTCATTGTTTAAGTTCTCTGCTGCAGCACACTCTTTTTTGTGGCTCATATCATAAGTACCAACAACTTGTAAATCAGTAACCCATATTCTAGGCTCTTCTTGTTCTGCAAGCCATTTAATAGCATCTAAGTCAATGTTGTTGTTTCCGTGCTTATTAAGTTCAATAAGTGCTTTGTCATCATACTTACCTTTATCTGCAATAACACGAATATCTCCGTGATACAAAACACCATCTTGTCTTACACTACTAGAATAACCAGTGTATCCAGCAATCATAGAAGCTGGTAGTATTCTACATATCTCTCTCAGTTGTTCTACTGACCAAGACATTGAGCCACTACAATCTATCATTACAGAGCCACCTGCTATTCTTTTTCTACGAGCAAATACTTTCCTATCAGTGAGTATTCTGTGTACATTTCTTGGCTTAACACCAGCATCACTTAGTTGCCTATGTAGTTTTTCCTCAACAACTTTATCCCTTCTGTTAGGAACAAACTTATGAAGTAATCCTCTGCCGTGTACACCTTGACCATAATGTCTAACTTTGAAATTAGAATTATAATTTTTATTTGCTTCATTTAATATATTCTTAGACAAATCCTCAGTTAGCCAATCAGGTAATACATTTGAAGCTGTGTTATCTAATATATCATCATCTTCTTTTTCTTTAGGTTGAATATTTCCGTAGTAATCTACATCAAATTCACTCATATCCTCTATTGCTTCAACTAAGTTATTGCTAGTAGGTGTACCTTGATACACTTCTTTGTACATCTTTTGGTGTCTATCCAACATATAATGAACGTGTTCAAAGTATCTGTCATAATCCAAACTTTTAATAGTATCTTTAATATTCTTAGGAGAAATCTTTCTATTTCTTTTTCTACCAAGAACTCTCAAAGCACTATTTTTTATTTGAGCTAACGAATTCAATTTTAAAATAATGAATTTAGTGTCCTCAAATACTTGATTACGAGTTGCCTCTGGCATCTCTAACATCACAGCTTTGTATATAAGAACTTGCCACTCAGTTTGTGAGAGTTTATGAATATCATTTGGCTTCATAGCAAATAACTTAGCTTCAATAAACTCAAAGTTCTCATCATTACCTACTGTGTATTCTCCAAGTTCATCAGCTATTGACAAAGAATAACTCCAATAACTTGAAGCATAGTTAGTACCATAGTTAGCTAGTGTCTGCATAAAGAATTTGTATATATCTTTATCATTAGTATTCTTTCTATAAAATATACTAACAAACTCTTGTAAATTCTTTTTAGCTTGTGCAACTGTAGGATATGGTAATGTATTACCACTGCTGTAATACTTATCACTACTTATAATTGAACTAGTAGTTCTATTACGCATAGCTTTCTTAACCCAAGTATCAGCTTCAAAGTTAGATACTATTCTCTCTGCAACAGGTACACTGGTTGAGTAATCAAACTCACTCAATTTCATATACTTCTTATCAGAGAACAACTTTGATTGCGCAAGAGCAATAAGTTTTTCTCTAGATGAATATCTTTCCTGTGTTTGTACAACTGGAACAGCATTTGTTTTAACTGTTTTTCTTACAGCAGCAGGTGTTGGTACTCTACGAATAAACTTGTTATCTGTACCAAGTGCAAGATTGGGATAATCTTTTACACTAGCTTTCTGTTTTCTTTTAACAAATAACATTACTCATCACTATTCAAAGCAACTACCAAAGCATCAGTAATTTCTTCATACTCATCAGGGAATATAGTTTGTACTGCAAACTCTAAGTTAACTTCTTTGTCAAGCAGTTCGCCTAGTGCAATCCATCTACGGATAGAGAAAGCACCATTGTTGTAGTCAGCGTATACACTACGGAACTTCTCAGGTAAACTCTCCAAAGCACTTGGGTGTACTGTATCAATGTTTATCTTTACAGGAAACCTGTCAAGCAATGCTTCAGGTAAATCCTCTGGAACACCATTCATAGTAGCTATCACTTGAAAGCTAGGTTGTGGTCTTACAGTTTCTTTTCTTTTGTTTGGTAGTGTGAACTTTGCAAACTCAGGGTCGTCAAGAAGGGCGTGTAGAAATGACATAACATCTACACCTGCGTGGTCAATCTCATTAACCACAAGTCTTGCACCATCTTTCCAAGCTTGTACACCAATACCATCTAACCAATCCATACCACCAGTTTCATTTAGAACATAATGTCCTAGCAATTCACTAGCACTACTGTCTTGTGTTAAGGTAACATTGTAAGTATTTCTACCTTCTAAATTAGTTGTGTTTGCTTGATATGTTTTCCCTGTACCAGGTACACCATACAGCAATATTCTTGGTGTTGCACCAATAATTGCATCAAACAATTTCCAACAATTACTCTCTGTCATTGTTTATTCTTCCTCTCTAGTTGAGTCTTTACCCAACATTCTCTCTATATTTTCAATGAAGTCCTCATACATTTCATCTGTATCAGCTTCTTGCCACGCTTTTAAGAAAGCATCTTTCTCATCAGTGGTGGCTTCTGGTTTTATCCACTGTATATCAGGAACATTTGGTAGTAAGTCAAATGCTTCTGCTGGAATATCCACAAATACTGTGGCGTATTTCTCATCAAGTGTCTTACCAGATTTACTTTTAACGATAACCTCTAGCATCAAGCGATAATGTAATTCTGTTGGTACTCCGTTCTTGTGATAATGTGGCATAGCCAACATCACAATAGCAGGAAACCTATCATCTGCTCTATGGTCGTGGTCTTTAGGATAGTCTTTGCTATCATCAATAGTTTCATCTAAGAAACCTTCTCGTATCTGTCTGTTATATCCATTCTCAATAGCCATATCATTTAGCATTCTAAGAATAGGGATAGTAATAGCACAGTTCTTTAGTCTTTCTGTGGCTTCCTCTACATCTTTAGGAAACCCTTCAATACCACTAGGCATTATTCCTCCTCATCTATACAAGATTGCTCTTTACAATCTTTCTTCTCTCCTTTATGCAATGTTTGTTCTTGTTCACCAGTATCTAAGTTGATAAGTATATTTCCGTGATATACTGTACCACTCTCCATATCTGTTGTATCAAGAAACATTTCTGCAAGATAGTCAGGCATTATTTCTCCTCATCACAACACTTACAATCCTGTTGATTAACAAATTCCTCAGGATATTTAGTCTTGTACTCTTTAATGCAAGTAGGACACAAAGCATAAGAGCCGTGTATTAGAACACTTTGAGGGTTATCCTTTGTTCCTACTTCCATACTTACATTACAAAAGTCGCAAATCCAATCATCATCTCCAATACCAGTGTCTAATAATGTATCAAACATAACATCATTACGACCATTCTTTTTGTAATACTCTTCTCTTAACAATCTATCTTTAGCCCTATGTAATATAGGGTTTTTGACTATGGTGTTCACCACGCCATACATTATTGTTCCTCTCCTTCTACATCAGACCATCTACTCTTTTCCCAAAAGGTAGGTTTGTGGTCTATAAGCTGTATCTCATTGTTGTCATCAGCTAGAGAAACTAACTTATCTATTTGTTCAATAGCATCTTTCTTTTTAATCCTTGACATAAAAGAAAAGTCCACAGTTAATTTATTTATATCTTCATTACCTGTGTTAATTAATTCATACACTTCACTCACAACAATCACACTCATTATCAAATGCAGATTGCTTAGGGTTTAATGTATTTATTTCCCATCTAGCAACCTTTTCATTATGTCTGTTGCAATTAACTCCTACCCAAGTTTTGTTATCCTCAAAGAATATTCCCACTTCAAGTAGTTGTGTATAACTACGACCAGTAGCACCACCTGTTTCTTGTATGCAGAGTTTACAATGTACATATTGAGAAAACTCTTTCTTGTTGTTTTCATTTTCTAAGTCAATAGACTTTTCTAATTCATCTTTGAACTTATCACTTAACGGCATTACTCCTCCTCCATTTCGTTAAACAGTTCATTTATTTCCATCACTTGTGTCTTGACAGTATCATTAGCATCATTACTCTCTAATATATCTTTACTAAAGCCATCTCTAATTTCTTTTATAGACATCATTGCTTTTATGTAATCATTTTGAAAGTCTGTATTACCTCTACCCATATGTTCTACAATAACCATTTGAGTTCTTGTAAGTATTCTTACTCTCCTGTCTAAATTTATTGCTAACTTACGCAACTTATTAAACACTTTTCTTATTTCCATTATTCCTCCTCAGTTTTAAGTTCTACATTTTTGAATATATCTGCAAGTAAATCTTCTACTGCATCAGGCATACCCATTTCTCCTGCTGTTTTAGCAACTACATTACCTATTAACATAGGATTACCAATACTTAGTATGTCTGGTGTGCTTTCATAGAACGCTTGTAAAGCAGCCTTCACACCTTCAGCGCTAGAAAAAGCTTCAAGCAAACCTTCAATCATACCAACAGGTACTTCCTCAAGTTCACTAGCTTTGACTACTTGCAGTATCATTTCACCCATACTTTGTATTGTTTGTGCTAACATCTGTTGCCACATACTTTCCCAATACATAGCCATTGCTACCACAGGGGTTTGTGCTGGTACAAAAGCACGTTTCTGGTCTAAGGCTTCTTTCTCGTGGTCAACTACTATTGAGTTAACACCAAAGATTGTTTCCATAGCCAACGGAAAGAAGTTTGCAATATGTTCCATATTGTATTCTTCTTTAAGTTTCTTTATATACTCTTCTCTTTCTGGTTTGGTTTCGTCATAATCACCTTGATTATTTATTCCCATAGTTTCTCTCCTTTATATTCTCTTTACATTTAGTCTTTTAACAGTTTGATATCCACATAAATAACAAATAACTCTGTGATATACAGAGGATTTGACATTAGCTTCTATCATTAGCTTTGAATATTTACCTTCACGGCACATATCACATAACATATACTCTCTTTCTCTTACTACATAGGGAGGCAACTCTAATAGATATTTATTATTGTTTTAGAGTGAGTTGCCTAATCCTATGTGCTATGTAAATAGCGTGGTGTGTACAGCGCGATTACGAAAGGACTGCACAATGTCAAGTGCATTTACTATACACACCACGCTATCTACCTCTGTACTTATTCGCCCATAGGGTATTAAGTTTCAGCAAATAGCTTGTAACACACAATTCCTGTCGCTTCTATGAAGCTCTTTTCTTTTAATTGTTTCAGTATATTATGTGCTACAAGCTACCTACTCAATTAACAAGATACTTAACTTCGTGTATGCCTCGTTTCATTATCATACTTTGAGTACTCTGAGCGAGAGGTCAAGTAGTTTGTTTGAATAGATAGCTTGTAACACACAATGGAAGTTTCAACCCCACCAATCTAGGTATTAGCTATAGTTGGCAAACTGTTAGTTTCTTATGTGCTACAAGCTACCTACTTTCAGTTGTTAGGACAACAGGGAATTAACCTAACTCTTACTCATAGATAGCTTCGCTTATTTAAGGTAAAAAATCTAAATTAAAATTCTTTTTTATTCTATTCTTTATACTATCTTTATTCTTTTTCCAATACACAGAAGTTTTATACTGTGTATGATTTTTATTAACTGGCATTACACCACTTCCTTTCTACAATGTTCGCATTTACGCAAACCTTTTTGAGCAAACTCAACAGGTAGTACAATGAAACACTCAATACATTGAGCATCTGGTTTCTCTACGATAATGTAATCGTATCTGTCATTAGGTTTCCATTGACCATCAGTAACATTAGATTTGTCAGGATTAACTGCGTAGTTGCAAAGGCACTCGCAATCATCTAGTTCATCTAGTTCACAGATACAACAATCGCAATTCTTGATATGCTGTTCAATAGCTTCTGTATTGTCAACAGTATCAATGACTTTATCTGCATCTCTGCTACATAAAGAGCAGAGCTTTTGTCCTACCTTCGTAGTAGCTTCACATAAGCGACAAGTCCACTTGTACTTATCACCATCTTCTACTGGAAGTTGTGGCTCTCTACTACCATTTAAGTCTGGTACTCTTGTGTCAATTACAACAGGCACATCATTGAGCTTGTCATAACCAACGAGTGTTCGCTTTGTTCTAGGAACACTTGGCTTTCTATGTCTTTTACCCATAACTTTTGTCCTTTCTACAATATACATAAAAATGCATACACAACAAATAAAATTTTGTCGCAGATTTATTTTTGCGCCACCAAAATTTTTTGCAATTTTGTTTGTTATTACAGAATGACTTGACATTTTCGTAATTCTTTGATGCATAAATTTATACATAGTAGATTATAAATTTTTTTTTTCGTATATATATACATAGTATTTTTATATTAGTTTTTAGTTATTAGTGTTTGAGATTAGTTATGAGTATTTGTTGAGAGTGCAAGACAGCTCTTGGGGTATCAGACCATCGTTCCTTATTCTCGTGATGGGCTGGTTTATATG